TGTAATCTTGTATAATTAGTAATGGGTGCCGAAAGGGTCCACAAAATACAAACTCGCTTTTAAAGGAGCTACCATAATGACTAACCTTGTAACCTCACGGTTTACATCTGCGGATTTGCCTGCCTTGATGGACAGGATTACCCGCAATAGCATTGGAATGGATGAATATTTTGATCGTCTATTTAATCTTCATGAAACTACATCTAATTATCCACCATACAATCTTGTTCAGGTAAGCAATGTGGAATCACGCCTAGAACTTGCACTTGCTGGATTTAAAAAGGAGGAAGTTCATGTATACACGGAGTATGGAAAACTTTTTGTCGAAGGGCAAAAGGAGGACAGAGAGACTGATACCCATTACCTCCATAAGGGATTGGCTCAACGATCTTTCAAAAGAGCGTGGACAATCGCTGATGACACTGAAGTACGAGAGGTTGCCTTTGATAATGGATTGTTGACTATTGTTCTTGGTAAAGTAGTTCCAGATCATCATGCTCGTAGAGATTATCTCTAAATAAAATAAAAACAATGAAAACATTCCGCCAATTTATTACTGAAATTAAAACCATAGGTTTTAAAATGGCAAAACCCCATAAAGTTTATAGTAAAAATAGAGTGACAAACATTGGTGCTGGCAGAGCAGTTCCAAAAAGATCTGCATCAAGTGCTGGGGGTGATGGTGGTGATGGTGGCGGCGGAGATGAATAAATAATACTGAATATCGTCGGCGCAAGGGCGAGAGCTGGCAAATATCAGCTCTTGCCCCATTTTCTTTTTTGTGCTAGTATTTAAATAAAGTTTTATCAAAATTATGGCAATTAAATTAGCTGTTGTAAAAACAGGAGAACAGATTGTTACCAAAGTTGAGGAAATGCTTCTTGAAGATAAAGTAGTTGGATACTTTTTCATTAAACCTTGTTTAGTAAAAACTACAGATCCAAAAGTTAATAAATCAACTGGTAGTGCATCACTTGATATTAAATTGAGTCCATGGATTCCATTGGGCAAAGGAATTAGATTTCCAGTTCCTCTTGACTGGATTGTTACGTTTATTGATCCAGTAGACGAACTACACAAAATGTATGTTGTAGATATTCTTAGAGAAACTGAAGAAACTCAAGAACAATCTATTGTTTTAACCGATTCATGTGAGGATTGCTGATATGTCAAAAAATTCAAAGGTAATTATTTTTACTTCTGGTGGAACTCTGATTTCTCAAATTGAAGAAGCAGAATCTGCTGATATTGGAGAACCTGATTGTAAATTAGTTCAACCATTTAATATTATTTCTGATGGTACGCTGCAACCATGGTTAGGAGAAATGACCATTCAGAATGAATTCATGATTCATTCTGATAAAATCTTGACTATTGCCGAACCCACTGCTAGAATCAAGGAACTGTATGATGACTTGACTAAGTAATGAGGTTTTATACCAACGTCCAAATGGTCGGGGATCAATTTCTCGTAAGAGGATATGAAGATGGAAAACACTTCATGACTCGTGAGAAATTTACTCCGACCCTTTTTGTTACTTCAAATAAAAAAACGAATTATAAAACTTTATCTGGGGAATATGTAGAATCTATTAAACCTGGATTTGTAAAAGAATGTAGAGAATTTATAAAAAAATATGAAGGTGTAGACGGATTTAAGGTTTACGGAAATGAAAGATATATTTACCAATACATATCGGACAAATACCCACAATCTGAAATAAAATTTGATATTAGTAAGATTAAACTATTTACAATTGACATTGAGGTTGCGTCTGAAAATGGATTTCCAGACGTAGAAAACGCAGCAGAAGAAGTTTTACTTATTACAATTCAAGATTATACAACAAAAGAAATTATTACTTGGGGTCAAGGACCATTTAAATTAAATAAAGGCAATCTTTACTATAAAAGATTTAATAATGAGTATGACCTTTTAAATGATTTTATTAATTGGTGGATGGAAAATACTCCAGAAGTTATTACTGGATGGAATAGTAAATTGTATGATATTCCATATATTGTCCGCCGATTAGATAGAGTTCTTGGTGAAAAGTTGATGAAGAGATTGTCTCCTTGGGGACTAGTAACAGAACAAGAGATTTTTGTTACTGGAAGAAAGCAAATATCTTATGACATTGGTGGAATTTCTCAATTAGATTATCTTGATTTGTATAAAAAATTCACATACACCAATCAAGAATCCTATCGTTTGGACCACATTGCAAATGTTGAACTTGGTCAGAAAAAACTGGACCACTCTGAGTTTGATACGTTCAAGGACTTTTATACTAAAGGTTGGCAGAAGTTTGTAGAATACAACATCATCGACGTAGAACTTGTTGACCGTTTGGAAGACAAGATGAAATTGATTGAACTTGCACTTACTATGGCATATGACGCCAAAGTAAACTATGAGGATGTATTCTATCAGGTTAGGATGTGGGATACGATTATCTTTAATTATTTGAAGGAGAGAAATATTGTTATTCCTCCAAAAGAACGTTCAGATAAGGATTCAAAGTATGCTGGCGCTTATGTAAAAGAACCAGTCCCTGGTAAGTATGATTGGGTTGTGTCTTTTGACCTTAACTCACTCTATCCTCATCTTATTATGCAATATAATATCTCACCAGAAACTCTTCTGGAAGAGAAGCATCCAAATGTAACTGTTGACAAGATTTTAAATCAAGAAATTACATTTGAATTGTATAAGGATAAAGCAGTTTGTGCTAACGGTGCAATGTTTCGCAAGGATGTTCGTGGATTCTTGCCAGAGTTGATGGAAAAGATTTATAAGGATCGTACCATCTATAAAAAGAAGATGCTTGAGGCAAAGCAGGAGTATGAAAAGAAAAAGACTAAAGAGTTGGAAAAGGAAATTGCAAGATGTAACAACATCCAAATGGCGAGGAAGATTCAACTTAACTCTGCTTATGGTGCTATCGGCAATCAGTATTTCCGTTATTACAAACTAGCAAATGCAGAGGCAATCACCTTGTCTGGTCAGGTATCTATCCGTTGGATTGAGAATAAGATGAATGCATATCTTAATAAACTTTTGAAAACCGATGATGTTGATTATGTTATTGCTGCAGATACTGACTCCATTTATCTTAATATGGGTCCTATGGTTGAAACTGTATACAAGGGAAGAGAGAAAACTACTGAAGGCGTTGTTACGTTCCTTGATAAGGTCTGTAAAGTGGAACTTGAAAAGTATATTGAAGGTTGCTACGAAGAACTGGCTCAGTATGTGAATGCTTATGACCAGAAGATGCAGATGAAGCGTGAGAACATTGCTGAGCGTGGAATCTGGACTGCGAAGAAGAGATACATTCTGAATGTCTGGGATAGTGAGGGTGTTCGTTATGAAGAACCTAAACTCAAGATGATGGGCATTGAGGCGGTTAAGTCTTCTACTCCTGCACCTTGTCGCAAGATGATTAAAGATGGTTTAAAACTTATGATGAGTGGAACTGAAGAGGATGTAATTAACTTCATTGATAAATGTAGATCTGAATTCAAATCTCTTCCACCAGAACAGATTGCATTCCCCCGTACTGCTTCCGATGTTCGCAAATACCAGTCCCCTTCAAGCATTTATGTAAAGGGAACTCCAATTCATATTCGAGGAGCACTTTTGTTTAACCATTATGTTAAACAAAAAAAATTGACTAAAAAATATTCTCTTATTGCAAACGGAGAAAAAATTAAATTTGTATATTTAAAAAAACCAAATACAATACAAGAAAATATTATCTCGTTTATTCAAGATTTTCCCAAGGAACTTGATCTTGACAAATACATTGATTATGACTTACAATTTGAAAAAAGTTTTGTAGATCCACTAAAATCTATTCTTGATTCAATTGGATGGAATGTGGAAAAAACTGTAAACCTTGAATTATTTTTTGCTTAATGGATTTGCCTATTAATGACAACGAACTGAATACTATTATTCGCGCCATGTCTCTGGGAGGAGATTCAGCACTTTATCAAAAACTTAAATTAGTTAAAGAACTTAAAGAACAAGGTTTACCTTATAAAGAAATACTTCGTAAAGAATACGGGATGGTAGCGTGATGATTAAACTGAATTATTACATTAAAGAGTTTCCAAACACATCACTCTTTAAATTTTTTAAAACTGAAGAGGCAGTAGAGACGTTTAAATCTCAACATCCAGATTATGTTTTTATTGGAGATAAGTGATGGATTTTCTTAAAGATATTGTAAAAGAAATTGGTGATGACTTTACTAAGTTAGCATCAGATATTGATGAGACTGAGACTTATGTTGATACGGGTTCATACATTTTTAATGCACTGGTTTCAGGTAGCATATTTGGTGGTGTATCTGGGAATAAGATTACTGCTATTGCTGGAGAGTCTTCTACTGG